GTCACATGATCCTCACAGTAAATACAGAGCCGACGGTTGAACCGTTAGAAATCGATAATATCAAATATCACCTGCGGTTGGAGCAGGATTACAATGATGATGATGTGACATTGTTTTCACTGCGAAAGGCCGTTAGACAGTGGACGGAACGATTCTTAAATAGAGCGTTGATCACACAGACGCTGGACTATTACATGGATGCGTTTCCGGGTGGGGATTATTACGAACTGCCGAGACCACCACTTCAAACTATAACGACCTTGCAATATACGGACTACAACGGGGATGCCAGCACACTAACCGAAGACACCGAATTTGTAAAAGACACTGACAGTGAGCCGGGCCGGATTGTGCTTGAATATAACTATACCTGGCCGACAGACACACTCCACCCGCGCAACCCAATCCTGACACGGTATGTGGCAGGGTATGGGGCTGCGGCAAGTGATGTACCCGAAGCAATACGGCAGGCGATGCTCATGCTCCTAACACACTGGTATGAGCAGAGACAACCCATCAGCATGGGGGTATCACCCGTCAATGTGGCAATGACCGTCAAAAGTCTTTTATTTCCATACAGGATATTTAACTGATGAAACCCGGACGCATGGACAGACATATAACGATACAGCAGTTGACGGCGGACTCCCCCGCACAGGACACCTACGGCGCGCCGAGTGAAAGTTGGGGAACCTACAAAAAGATGTGGGCGGAGAAACGGGACACAGGCGGTGTTGAAAGCTACATGGGCAAGGCATTACAGGCGGAGATTACAACCATATGGCGCGTGAGGTATGACAGCGGCATCACTCACAAGATGCGGATTTATTACAACAGTGAGGGGTATGACATTGTGTCTATAAACGAACTTGGCAGAAGGGAAGGGCTTGAAATCATGACAACCCTGTTGACGGATTAGATATGGAAAAATTAATTGGGATAGCCGGTGCGAAGGAACTTGAGAAGGTTCTAAAAATGTTACCCAACAAAGTCAGTGAAAATGTATTGTCACGGTCCGTTAGTTCTGGGGCAACTATCGTTAAAAATGAAGTCAAAAAAAATGCAGCGAGATTCAGTGGAAAAACACATCATCCACAATATGGTACGTTACGAGATAATATAAGGAAGAAAAAATTAAAATATCAAAGAGGGAAAGTAACTTATGCCGTTGATACAGGCGATGCATTCTGGGCACATTTTTTAGAGTATGGAACAGGGCGATATTATGAAGGACCAGGATCCAGTTCAAAGGGTGAAGCAGCAAAAACTCATATGCCAGCACAGCCATTTTTCAGACCCGCTTGGGATGCAAGCCATGAAAAGGCTATGGTCAAAATCATACAAAGATTAAAAATCAATATAGAGAAAGCGGCGGAACAGTTATCAGGACGTTATGGTAAAATGTCAAAAGCTATGCGGAGGCGGATAGCAAAATGACAATCGAGGAAGGGCTTTATGATTATTTGTCAACGGATGTGGGAGTATCGGCATTGGTGTCAACTCGGATTTATCCAGGGACACTGCCACAGAACTGGACAAATCCGGCAATTAGTTACCAACGGATTAGTGGGGAGAGAGTAAGAAATTTGACGGGGCCTGCTGGACGGGCAAGGCCGAGGATACAAATTGACTGTTGGGCTGATAGCTATTCGGGTGCAAAGGCATTGGCCACGGCAGTCAGAAGTGCAATGGATGGGTATGCCGGGCTCATGGGGACGACAAGAGTAAGTTCTATTGTTCTTGAGTCTGATACAGATTTTTATGAAACGGACATACAAGTATACCGTGTGTCTATGGACTTTTGGATATCACATTTAGAAACATAGGAGAGGATAATTATGGCTACATTACAAACGCAAGGATGTCAAATTTTAAAAGGTAACGGAGCTTCGCCTGAAGTATTTACCGCACTGGGTGAGGTAATTGATATGTCGCTTGACAGTGGCGGGGCTGCTGAAATTGATATCACCAATTTGGACAGCACGGCTAAAGAATTTAATTTGGGTCTGCCCGATTATGGCAATGTATCAATTTCATGTAATTATGATCCAGATGATGCACAGCAGACGGCACTCAAAACGGATTATGATGGTCAAGATAGCGGAAACTACAGGATTGATATGAGTGACTCACCACAAACCACTTTTTCATTTACGGCTTATGTGAGTTCGTGGAATGCGCCGAGAGTGACACCCGACGATGTGGTTAAACTGGATGCCACACTTAGAATCACGGGTGCGGTTACGGTTGCTTAAAAAGAAAGGGGTTAAAAATGGCTAAACTTCTAACACGGGATGATATCCTGAGTGTTGATGATCTGCCAAAAGAGCAAGTACATGTCAAGGCATGGGGTGGTGATGTCATTGTACGCGGTATGACGGGCCAGGAACGGGATCTCTGGGAAGAAAGTATCCAGAAGCGCAAACGGGATGATGAAACTTTCAACCTAGAGAATATCCGTGCCGAATTGTTGAGCATGGTATTGATCGATACGGACGGGAAAAACCTGTTTTCCCGTGAGGATATTGATGCGCTTGGCAAGAAAGCCGCCGACCCATTGACTCTGCTATTTGATACGGCGCGTCGGTTGTCGGGTGTCAACGAAGAGGACGTTGGAGAGCTTGCAAAAAACTGAGGGCCAGGTCAGGGCGACGGTTTTCATTCCGACTAGCCCTGGCACTGGGTATGACGGTTCGGGAACTGTTACACCGGATTGACAGTCGGGAGCTTTCAGAATGGCAGGCTTTTTTCAGCATCGAACCCATGCCGGAGCAGCGTGCGGATTACAGATCGGGGGTGATTGCCAGTGTTATCGCTAATACAAATCGGGCGAAAAACGCCAAGCCGTTTGAGCCTAAAGACTTTGTTCCCGATTATGACAAAGAGCCGAAAAAAGAAGATCCAAAAACGGTCAAAAGAAAAGTAAAGGATACTTTTCAAACGCTTATGACACGGCAAAAGAAAAAAAAGAGAAAATAAATGGGACGATTTCTGGGTGATTTATTTATAAAGATGTCCGCCGATTCAGCGACATTGCATCGGGATATGACTAAGGCTGCGAGGTCTGTCAAATCCTCTACTGCAAAGATGAATCGCAATCTGGCGAAACTTGACAGAAAATTTTATTATCTTCAACGAAGAATAAAATCATCGGTAAGAGATTTTATGTCTTTGAAAACCGTTGGCGCTGTATTGGGCGGTTATTTTTCAGCGAAAACAGTAAAATCTTTTGTTGATACGAATAAGGCTTTTGAGCAAATGACTTTGAAATTAGATGCTCTCACAAAAGGTAAGGGAGTAGAAACCTTAGAGCAAATAAATAAATGGGCAATAAAAATGCCTGTTAATACACAAAAAGCCGTAAACACTTTTGCAATGATGAAAGCTATGGGGCTTGACCCTACTATCAAGTCAATGGAGACCTTGGTGGATGTTTCTGTTTTATTTGGTGAAGAAACAATGCCTCGTGTAGCGCGTGCGCTTGGTCAGATGCAGACTTTAGGGAGATTATCAGCAGAAGAATTAAATCAATTATCAGAATCTGGTATTAATGCCCGGAAATATCTAACAGAGGCTTTTGGTACTGGTGTTGCACAAGAAATTAATAAATCTGGTGTAGCTATTGAACGCATTATAGAAGTCATTATGAAAGGTCTTGAAAAAGATTTCGGTGGTGCGGCAAGAAAATCAATGAATACTTGGCAGGGAGTCACATCCACTTTCAAGAGTACTGTTACGGAAATCGAGCGACAATTTGGAGCTGCTGGTACATTTAATTCAGCCAAAAATATAATTATAGATATCTCAACAGAAATGGGAAAATGGCTGGATCAACAAATTGAGTTAAAAAATATGGGGCTTCCAAATTGGTTTGATTCGGTTGCAGTAGGAGCACAAAACTTAGCAGATGCTTTAGGAACAATTGCTAAATATGCCGGGTTACGTTCAATTATGGGCACTGTTATGCAGGGTGCGGAATTGAGCAAACAAGGGCGTCTTGGGATTGATTTTAAATCTTTTTTAAAAAAAGGATTTTTTGAACGGCAGGAAATTGTTGATCGAATATTAGCAACTACAATAGAGACCGGTGCTCCAATATTCCGAGGAAAAATTCCGAAACAACCACCCCCTAGAGAAACAGGTGGTAAAGATACCGGATTAGACTATGATGCTTGGATAAAAGATTACACATCAAAACTAGGTACATTTATTGATTATTGGGATGACAGTTGGTTGCGAATGGATCGGCGAGTATCAACTGTTGGGGATGACATAATAAAACAAAATGAAGAATGGGAAAAGAACTATATTGCAACCCTATCCGATGTGGTGGATTATTCAAGTGATAGTTGGATGCAGATTTCTCAGATTGCAAAAGTAGAAAACGAGAAAACCGTTTCCATTGTCGATGAAGCATACAAAAACATGCTTGAAAATATCCAGGGAGCTTTTGCCGACACCTTCTACGATATGTTTTCCGGTCAGTTAGACTCGTTTGAAGATTTTGCGGACAGCATGAAAAACATCTTTTTCAGAACACTGAGCGAGATGGCCGCGAAGTCTGCTATGACGAAATTATTTCCAAGTACGGCGGCGGGGGCAGGTGGTCAAGCTGGTGGATTATTTGCCGGTACCGCTTTTGGAAAAGCAATACCATATGTTGGTGCTGCTTTGATGGGTTTTTCTGTCGGGCAAATGATTGGCAAAATGATATTTGGCGACAGAGATCATCGACCCAGATACAAATTTGATAGTGGTTGGCAAGCAACAGCAGCATATATGGGGGGTGAATACCAAGCCATCAGCAATATCAAGCATCACGGGAAGGGAAAAGACATCACCGATACCATCCGTGATATGTATGAGGGTTATGTCGAACAAGCTAACTTACTTGCCAACATTGTAGGACCACAAGGCACTATTGCTTTCAAGCCAGCGAGGTCCAATTTTAGATTTGATAAAGTAGACCAGAATTTGACGGAGTTGGCCGGGAAATGGGCAGATACTTTGTGGAATGCCTTTGATGATGCTTTTAGGCGTATGGGTTTCTCAAGTATGGAAGCTGTTACTGAGGGTATTGAAAAAGAACAAAACGCTTTGGGTAATGCATTTCAGGCATCATTGGCCAGTGGCTCATGGGTACGCTTTAAAATGTCATTGGCTGAGCAGATATATAACACGATAACAGAAGACCTAACCCAACAACTAATACAATCTTCAGCTATCCAGGGAGCGCTGATGCCGATATACGGCCAGATTGCCAAGGGGATGACCGCGGCTTCGGCTGGAGGCGGGTTTAATGTGGGTGTGTTTGGGCAATATGCTACGGGCGCTGCCAGTCAATTGAATAGTGTTCTGGCTCCCATAAAACCGGCCTTTGACGCAATGGCGGGGCTGAGCCAACGGTTAAAGGACATACTGGTAGGTAGTTTTCAGCACGGTGGGGTTGTTCCCGAAACCGGTCTGGCGATGGTGCATAAGGGAGAACATATTTCAAACGGTGGTACGGTGGTTATCAATGCCGATGTCATCACGACGAATGATGTGGATACTTGGTTGGCCGAGCGCATCCAGCGGATTGATACGTTAAGGGTTGGTAAGAAAATATCTAAAGTAGAGTTATCCACGGCGGGGCTAGATATATGAAAAAGTATATAACCTTAACACTTCTGTTTATTATCTGTCTTTGCTCTCCGGTATGGGGGGCAAACTATTACATTGATTTTGAGAGTGGGGATGACAGCAATAACGGAACTGCTACGGAAACACCCTGGAAACACTTTCCTACAGACCCTTATGCCACTGGTACGGCTGATTCTCACACAGTCACGGGGGGGAACACCTATTATTTTAATAAGGGTACTGTTTATCGAGGGCCAATCTGCATCGAGGACATCAATACTGATGGTGGGTTGGATGATATGGTAAAAATGGATGCTTATGGTGCGGGTGCTAATCCTATCGTGACATCTCGAAGACGAACGGATGGTAGCGGGTGGTCAGAAAGTGGTGGGATATATTCCAAGACTGTAACGAGCAATGGCATTGAGTTTTGTTGGTTCGGTGACTCAGATGATGAAGATTGGGGAGAACCGTTCTATGAGCAGGATAGTGGCGATCCAGAAGATTCACAGTGGAAAAATTCAGGTGGGACGATTTATTATAACCCAGGTGCCGGTGATCCTGTCCCTGGGGATGAAGGGTTTTTCGCTGAGTGGACAGAAAGTTTAAGTGGAGCACTAGCTTTATATAGTATGTATCTCAAGGGGTCTGCGTATTTTGAGATTAAAAACATTGATTTCCGATATGGGTGTTTTCATAATATTAGAATCAACTATGGAGCGCACCATATATGGATATATGATAGTGATTTTAGCAATTGTGGGATGCCTAAAAATTATCGTTATTCTGGTTATCGAAGGGGGTCTATTGGAAACGCCATAGAAATTTGGAATGGTCATCATGTTTATGTTTACAACAGCAAGGGAAATTATGCCTATGACAATGGTTTAACTTGTGAAGCTACAAGCGGATCATCACCATATGAAATCTATTTTTACAATTGTGAAGGTCGATATTGTGGGGGTTCGGGCGGGTCTGTCAAGGGTGATGATGATGAACCAGTACAGTCCTATGCCACATTTGTAAATTGTGTTTTTAGCAATAACGGCAATCAAAGTTTGGCATCTAGCCACTACTCAACATCTGGGTTAAAAGCATACCACGCTCAACTAACTGCGATAAATTGTGCATCTTATGATAACTACGGTGCTGGAATTGAATTGAATAGTTGTTATTATCCTCTTTCAGCCGGGACAAATATTCATGGTTGTTTGATTTTTGATAACAACACGGGCGATCATGCAGATAGTTTGGGGGCGATTCAAAATGAGCAGGACGCTGGGATTATAGCTCGATCAGCACATGGTGGGGATGTCAAAGTATCCAATTGCACAATAGGCACAACGGGGTCAAACCAGAGGTATGGGATACACATTGATAGTGATAGCAGTTGTGCTGATTGGACAATCAAAAACAATATCTTTATAGGCAATACAGACTATGACCTGTATATCGAACCGGACCCCGGCCCTGATGGGGATTTTGATGTAGACAAAAACTATCATTGGGATTTGGGAAAGATAGCGAATATTTCTGGAACCGAATATACCTCTGGTCAACTTTCTACCTGGAACGGTCTGAGTTGGGTTGGAACAGATTACTATGCTGACCCGGAACTTCTGGAACCAAGTAATGATAATTATGCTCTTTCTGCTTCATCCCCATGTATTGATGCGGGGGATTCACTATATACTGACCCAGACTATGTGATTGGTCTGTCACCCAATACGGTATGGACGGATTCACCTCCTACTGTAGTAACATTGGTGCAGGATGCGGAAGGTAATGGTTGGGATATAGGGGCTTATATCTATGATGATGTATCTGGACCTGGGGAAAACCACAAACCCAATGGTTTGATTACAACCCCAGCGTCAAATGTCACGATTAATGTTGACGACACTCAGGCACTTGCCGGGGATGTCGAAGATGATGACAGTGGGGATTCACATACCTATGCGTGGACAATAGAAGCAGGAACATTCAAGGAGTATGCAGCCGGAACAGAATATGCTGCCGATGTTTTAGTTGAGGATGACGGGACACCAGGAACATTCTGGAAATCCAAACAGGGCAGTAATCAGGGTAATGCTTTAGCAGAAAATGATTGGTGGACTGATGCCGAGGCACAGCAAAACCCAGGCACAGGCACTTGTGACGCAGCAGGGGTTTACAGTATCAGTCTCACGGTGAATGATGGAACAGATGACGATCC